TACTTGTAACTGGAGATGTTCCTACAATCTCTAAACTTTCACCTAAATTAATATCTAAACTTGTTGAAGTATTATCACCTATTCTAATAGATTTATTTACTAACTTATCGTTTGTAATATTACCTGTTAATTGAGCATTTTCAATTGTTCCTGATAAAGCAGTTGTAGGATATGAATTTGCGTCTGATAAATTTAATGCAGGAGTGGCGTCTGTAGCACCTAAAGCAAGAGATACACCACCAATTGATATTGAATTGTTATCTAATGCTGTATTTGGTATTTGATTAAATGTGTTTGTTGCACCACTTATAGTTTTATTTGAAAGTGTATCAGTAGATGATTCAGTTACGATTGAACCGTCTGTGGATAATTCTATTCTATTATTTGTGATTGCAGTATTAATACCTGAACCACCAACAATTTCAAAACTTCCACCTAATTCTACATTAAAATTTGTAGAAGTGTCATCGCCAATTGTTATAGATGAATTATCTAATTTTGAATTTGGTAAAGTTGATAAAGCACTTGAAGGTATATTTGTAATAGTGTTTGTTGCACCACTAATTGTTTTGTTTGCAAGAACCTGACTAGCACTTGTAGTTACATAATTACCAGACGCTAAAGTAGAACCATCACCTAAAGCAGTATATAATTCTGTAAAGTTTTCGTTTATCTTTTGAGCGCCTAATCTTAAATTATCACCCGTACCGTCATTAGCGGCTGTTCCTCTAAATACAACTTGTTTTCCCATTTTTATTTTCTCTTATATACCTTTATTACTGCGTTAGCCCTTGGTGGTTGTTTAAAAACTATTTGTCCTTTAACATCTTCATAATCTACATTTTCTATCTTTGCTTCACCATCAACGGTCACAAGTATTTCTTGCTTACTATTTATAATGTTATCCAGAGTATTATGGTGTTGTATCATCAAAAGTTATACTTGTTTGTGCAAAGTTAGTTACCGTGTTATCAAACGATTCCGTAGATACTGCAAAAGCGACTGGTAATGCGAAGTTTGTTTTAATTAAACGACCTGATTCGTCTGCTGTCATAACGAATATACCACTTCTACCATCTAAAGACGTTCTTGTTCCTTGTACTAATACATCATTTAATATACCCATAGTTATACCACTAGAAGTATTACTTGTTCCAAATGCTGTATTTGCAAATCTATTTAATGTGCCAAATCTAGGTCCTGCATAAGCATAACCTTGTTTAACTTCAACACCATCTATAATTCTTCTTACCCTACTAGTATATTGTATTTCAATAGGTGCTCTAGTTAATGTTAAATCTCTAGTATTTGTTCCAAAGTGTTCCATAGTATTTGGATCTAAATCTACATCAGCAGGTAAATTTGCACCTGCTCTTAAACTTGTACCATCATCTACGGTTCCTAATCTTCTACCAAATAATGTACTGAATAGAGTATTAAGAATAGAGAATATAGGAGTTTGTTCTTTGCCTGATATTTCACCAACAACTGGTACTCTAATTTTTAAATTTAATGAATTTTGTAAATCTACTTGACCTGTAAAATAAAAACCTGCTGTGTGCATAGTCTTTTTAAATGAGTCTCGCCAATCATTAATAGATTGACCTACTTTTAATACATAAGAAAAATCCTGATAGTATTTACTATCTTGTATTTTCATTGTTTGCTCAGATACATAACCATCTTCATTTAAAAACTTACCATCTGTATCAGCAATAGGAACAACTTCTACTGAAGCACTTGCAACATCTAATCTTAATACTTGTGCTGTACCACCACTTGATGATGTTATAGTTTCATTAACTTGAAAATTTTTATTTAATTCTTTTACTCTTAATATATTTCTTTCAGTATCAAAACTTGCTTGTTTACCAATTGCACTTGAAGTACCACCTGTAATAGTATCATTATCGTTAAAGTTTCCTGATATATTTTTTAATAATAAAATATTTCTAAAATTTATAGAAGGTGACGGTGAACTTTGATATCCTTCTCCTAATTCATTTGTTTTTAAACCTATAACTCTTCCTATTTCTGTTCCGTGTGCAATAACTTTACCACCTACTCCACTTGACGTAATAGAAAGTTTAGGTAATGAAATATATCCACCACCATTATTAATTAAAAATACATCTGTTATATCATTTAAGTTTGAGTTTGTTGCAGGTTCTTGTACGATTTGATTTCCAAAATAATGGTCGCCTGCACCTGTACTATCTTCCATTACAATATGTTCAGCGTCTGTTCCTGACTCAGCAGCAATACCACCATTAACAACTGAAACAAATCCTTCAGCATTAACACCTTGTGTTCCTGTATTATCAAAAACTATTTTATCACCTACTGAATATCCTGCACCTCCAGTATCAATTAAAACTTCAGACACACCACCTGCGCCTACATCATCAATTGAAATACTAGCACCTTGACCTCCGCCAGTTACGGTTAAAAAATCTGAAAGAGCATATAAACTACCGTCATTTGTAATTGTTTTTCTTCCTGGTATACCTGTAATATTTGCTTTAATAAAAAACTCGTCTGTATCACTAGCAGTACCAGATATATCTTCTCCTATTTGAAAAGTACCTACAATAGTATCCTCATTTAAAATTAATTCGGTAACCGTAGTAGAACCAATAAGAAACTTTTTAGTTGTTTCTACAATTGCAGTTGCGCCTGATGTTGCACCAATAATTTGTCTACCAATTAAATTTGAAGCATCCCCTATTGTAGTAAGTGCTCTTAAAACTTTTTGTGTATCCCATTGACCATCTGATACTCTAAGCATTTGTTCTCTAGGATAAAATGTTTCAGATATTTGATTAAATAATACTCTAAAAAATAATTCGTGTCCTGCTTGTGTACCTTTCATTCGGTACATTGATTTAATATTTTTAATTAGATTTCTTTTATCTAAATTTAATGCTAAATTTTCTGGTATTGTTTTTAAAAACTCATCTCTAAATTTTGTTAAGAAATTTGAAATTACTTTATCTGGATCTCTAAAGTTTGCAAGTTGTTGAATATTATTTACAGGATTAGGACGATAACTATTAATGTTTGCTCTTGCACCTGAAGTATTACCTGTTATTCTTTCACTTCTCTCAAATTTATCTTGTGCTGTTATATAAAGTTTACCGTTTTCTAAATCTTCAGCAAGAACTCTAGCAGTTGCACCTGAATCGTATCCTGTTATAGTTTCACCAATTGTAAATTTACCATAACCACTATCTTCAAAAATTATTTTATCGCCTGCGTCTTGTTGTGTTCTTTCTGAATTTATTTTTGATCCGTCTAGTAATAAATTGTCTGTACGACCTGTTTCATTTTCTAAAGTTATACCATCTGTACTTTCAATACCATCAACCTGCAACATTGCAGATTCCATAAATGTAAAATAAGTTTTTAAAAATTGGGCAAATTGTGGGTGATCGTCAACTACAAAATCTGGTAATTGACTATTAATGAGTGTTGAGATTTTGTCATTAAATTTTGCCATTGCATTAGTAACTTGAAGTTGTTGTGTATCCTACTCCTGCCTCGGAAGAACCTCCTACAAAAGTATCTTCAGAAACATTTACAATAGAATTTGAAACATCTATTTCTAAAATTTGATCTCTTACTGGAACAATATCATTAGAACTAGGTACAGCAGTTATTTCTATAACCGAAGAAGCAGAACCTCTTATATTTGAAATAGAAGCAACATTTAAAGAATTGATTGTTATTTGTCCTGTTGAATAATCAATTGTTCCTTGTGTAGAATTATGATAAGTTTTAATACCACTTACTAGATAATATACTCTTAAATTACCAGCACCATCATCATCAAAAAACATTTCATTATTATTACCTGCAACTTTAAATCCAGTTGAAGTTATAACTGATTGATGACCAGAATGTGGATTGTAAATAGCATTTCTAAAATAAACATTATATTTTGTAGATGATGATAAAGTAGGTGTAAAAGGTTTTCTCATTTTTACGGTTGTTATGTTTGATAAGATTGAATTATCAACGTCATCAATTAAACCTGTAACTTTTGAATATCTGAATATACCATCAAAAGATGATAATGTATTTGTAGTATAATTTGTTAAAGCAGTTGTAATTTCTGATTTTAAAGTATCACTTGTTTTTGCAGTTGCTTGTTTATTAAATTTTGCGTTAACAACTAATACTAAAGACGTAATTTCAGGATCAACTATTTCTGGTCTTACTGAAGCAACATTATAAGGTTTTAAAGATGTTATAATACTATTCTTTGTAGTATTTGTTAATGTAGAACCTGATTTTGCTTTTATAGCAATTTTTACAACACCATATACAGGAGTTTCATCATCTTCACCACCCCAAGCACTAATTGATTGTACATTAGGATAAATTGATTTTACTAAAGTTTCATAATCTGTTGTTGTAACTGCTCTGTCTTGTGCTGTGTATTGTAATGGTGCATTAAATCTAATTGACTCTTTTGTTTCTGATTCTGATCCGCCTTGAGCAACTGAATTAGTTGTTATAGTTGCATTTGTAAATCCTCCAATAGAACCTGATAATGCAAAACTAGAAGCGCCGTTTGCCTCTTCTTTATTTGAAACAACATATTCTAAAATTACAATATTACCATCAGACAATTTATTACCAATAACACCATCGCCAAAATAAATTTCAAATTTACTATTATCTGTTTCTTGTAAAAAATATGCTTTTGATGTATTTGTTAATCCTTTTAAACCAGACGCTAATGTGTAAACCGTTTGTGTAGTATCACTATTAGAATTTTGAATTATAACTTTTAAAGTAGATGTATCAGCATTTACATTTGGAATAATAAATTTTTGGTCAACATCTGTACTATCAACCGTGTATCTGTAAGTTACTAAAGTACCTTCGTAAATATCAACATTTGAAAATTTATAAACACCATCTTGTGGTGTCATTATAATATCTTCGTTAGTTACAAATTGATAATTTATATCATCTACTTTAGAAGTAAATGCTGTTCCTTTTGCCATAGTAACCGTAGCACCTGAAGCATTATTTAAAAGTATATCTACATTTGCAACTGGTGATTTTGCTGATGTAGGAGTATATCCTAACATCTTTGCTAATGACACTACATTTTTTCTAATATCAGCAGAATCTAGGTACATTTCATTTGCTAACATATTAGCATTAAATCCTAAATAATGTGTATTGTATGCTAATGTATCTAGTAAAACAGCAAAACCTGAACCTTCAAAATTATAATCTGAAAACTCTGGTTGATCTTGTAAGAATGACCTCAAGTTTTGTTTGATGTTATCAAAATCAAAATCTGATACTACTAATTTATTGGTTGCCATTTTATCTTAATCTTTCTAAAAATGTTTCTACTTCTACTGGTTCTTCAGAACCAATTACATAAAACATAATTTTTAAATCGTAACTATTACGATCTATGTTTGCATTACTTAAAACCTGAACTAAACTAATTCTAGGTTCAAAGTTTAATAAAACTTCTTCAACTTTTCTTTGTAAAGCAAGAGAAGTTAAAGGTGACATAGGTTCAAATAATAAACCTCTTATACCAGAACCTATTTCTGGATGAAAAGGTCTCTCATAATTATTAGTGTTAATTAAATTTCTAACACTTCTCTTAACTGCCTCTACATCTGTTAATTTATTTACATCATTTGTAACAGGATTACGACCAAAGTCTAAATCTAAATCTTTATAGATTCTTGTTGCTCGTTTAGAGTTGTTTGTAGCGCTAGCGTCATAGTTCGGCATATCTCTTATATTTATACTCTAACCAGAGAAAACATTAGAAGAACCTTTAGTCATTTGTCCTGCGTCTGTACTATCACCTACTCTTGCAATTGGTAAACCACATACTCTAACCGTTGAACTACCTACATTAACATTTGCAACGTGTGGCGCACAAGGTGGTAATGGTGGAAAAGGGTGTGATACCGTAGGATCAGTTTGTCTTGCAATTAATATACTATTTGCGAAAACCGTACTTTGTCCTGGTGTATCTAATATCGTTGTTCCAGCACATATGTGTCCTGTACTTAATTGATCCCCTTTTCTACTAACTGCTGGCATTATCTTCCTTGACCTGCGTATGGTTTAAACGATCTTTTCCTATGTTTGTTCATAGAACTACGTTTTACGTTTTTTCTTTTTCCTTGTGAAGTTGTTTTTGGGATGGATTCGTGTTTTACAAAGTTTTTATATAATTGTGCCATTATCTACCTAACTTTTTTGACCTTCCCCAAGGCAATTCAATAGTTTGACTAATTTCTTTGCCTTTTTTACTAATATATTCAACACCTATAAATCTATCTTTGAAATCTGCTTGTACTAATTTAACTGCTTTTGTCAAACTCATAGATTCTTTTTCTTTTTCGTCACCTGCTTCGTTCCAAAACAGGAATTTTCTCATTTTTGCCATAATTTATGCTCCATTAAAAGAATCAATGTCTAAAATTGACTTTTTTTCGTCATTTGGGCAACGGCAATGTGTACAACAAAGAGTTTTATCAGATTCTCCGTAATCTTGGTAACAATTTTCGCCACAATGCGATTCGTGTCCACAATTTAGACAATATTCTGTATTATTATTCATAAAAACTATTT